GTGAAAGACCATCAAACTGGTTTCAAACAACAACAATTAATAATTGGTCATACCCAGGTTTATATAATAATACAAACTCAATAGTTACAGGTAACACCGGTTTAAATTATTCGGCATTAACAATTGTTGATAGACAACATTTTGAATTTGGAAATGAAGATATTAACTTTGATATGACTAATGAAATAAATGGTATTTTAAACGGAACTATTACAGGTGTAACAGGTTGGGGTATTGCGTATGTTCCCGAGGTAGAAAACATCTCAGGATTGACTGAAACTTATTCTGTGGGGTTCTTTACCAATCACACCCAAACGTTCTACCAGCCCTTCTTACAAACCACCTACGATGATATTATTAAGGATGATAGAAATACATTTGCTCAAAACAGAACAAATAGGTTATATTTATATGTTTATCAAAATGGTGACTTTGTAAATTTGGATGAAGACCCTACGGTAGATATTTTAAATCCTGATGGTGAACCTATTTCAGGTTATACTGGTTTGACGACTTGTTTACGTACAAAAGGTGTGTATGAAGTAGTAGTACCACCATTAACAGGATACTACACACCATGTCAATTTACCGACAAATGGTCAAATATTATTATTGATGGGAATACATTGTCAGACATTGAAAATGATTTTGTTCTCTTACCATCATCATCAGCTTATCAAATTGGAATTCAATCAAAAGACCCAATACTTTATGGTTTTGATTTTAGTGGTATTAAGCAAAACGAAAAAATACTTAATACCGATATTCGTAAAGTTATGGTTACTATTAAACAAGCCTACACAAGTCAGGTTGTTTTAAATAGTATTGAAGCATTTTATAGAATATATGTTAGAGAAGGTAATACTGAAGTACAAGTTCAAGATTGGACACCAATTAATAGAACACCTAATGAGTATTATTTTATGTTTGATACAAGAGATAAAATACCAAATCAATATTATGTTGATATTAGAGTGAATACTAGCGGAGAAAGAGATACTTATCAAAAACAATTAATGTTCCAAATCGTAAACAAAAAATGAAAAAAATAATTAAACTTAACGAATCTACGATTCAAAAACTTGTAAAAAGAGTTTTACAAGAACAAAAAAATGAAAGATATATGTTCTTTTCTAATTTAGAACAAATGAAAAGACAATGTGAAATGTTGTTAGATTTAGATGAATCACAAATTGAAAGTATTCTTGATAACGGTCATGATTGGGCTCAAGACCATATATCTGAAGCCAAAAACAACATGGACCAAGTTTTTGATTTCTTAATGAACGAAATAAATGGGGGTGATGGTGAAGAAGAAATGGAAATGGATGTTCAACCTATTTCGGTAATGGATGAAGGTAGAAAAAAAACTGGTACAAAATTATGTGCTCGTGGTAAATCAGCAGCTAAAGCAAAATTTGATGTGTATCCATCAGCATATGCTAACGGATACGCAGTTCAAGTGTGTAAAGGAAGAATGCCTGGTTTAGATGGAAAAAAACGTTGTTCAGGTTCCTATTGTTAATTCAAAAAAATTTTATTATCTTTGAATCCATATTAAAATGAAAGATTACAAACATATATTTAAAAGATGGATTCAACGAATGTACATTGATTCCGCAAGGAAAATGGACTATGAGCGTGGTCAAAGGTCTAAATACGAATTAGATTGTATTTCAATTTGTAAAAGATTGATTGATAAACCCGACACTCAATTATTAATGACACCACTTTCCAACAAAAAATATATACACAATCCTATTAATTCTATTTTTATTACAATAGAAGGTAATACGGTTAACGTAATTAACCATAAATATTCATACACGGTTGTAATTCAAGATAAATCAAAAATTGAAATAACTAACTATTTTAATGAGGTTTTAGAAACTCAAAGATTAAAAATGGAAGAAGAAATTACTTCCAACATTAAACATTCCCTTAAGAATATATTACAAACATTAGTTTGATGGACAAACTTCCTTAGCGATTTTTTCAGTTTGTCCTTCATCAATTAGTCCTATTCTATGTAGAACGCAATAATATCTTGGGTTTTCATTTAAATGTTGTTGTGCAATTTTACGAGCCTCTTTTAAATCTTTAGCATATTGCGATTCAACCATTTCTCCAAGGTCTATCATTTTGTTTTTTCTGACCTGTTCGTTGAGGATGGACTTAATAAATTGTCTCATACCTTCATTAGTATTTTTCTTTTTGGGTTTATAAGATGTCATTACTGGTTTTTGACCTTTACCTGATTGAGTATCTTTTTTTTCAGCTTCTCTTTTTTGTCTACAAGCATTTTGTTTTGCAGAATCGCTCATTTTACCTGCAACACCTGCAGCTCTACACTTTGGATAAGCACCTTTATCAGTGTCAGAACGACCACAAGGTGGATGTTTTCCATCTTTATCTTTCCTACAAATATTAACCCACGGCCCTTTAGGCTGACTACTTCCTTTTGGCTTCTTTTTTTTGCCAAACCATACTGCCAAATCTTCATTTAATTGTTGTTCCATGTTGTTTTTGTGAAAAAAATTACGATACTTAACATAAATATAAAACCATATGAAAAATACTAAAAATACTGAAGAAATATCAAAAAAAACACAAGAAATTATTGGTTCTCTTTTTGATACAATACATTATACATCAAATGAAAAATTAAATTCATTTATTGATGGTATGAATGAAGAACAAGCAATGTATTGTATAAAACAAGCACTAATTGCTTGTCACGTTAGAGGTGCATTTACAATGGAAGAAACCGAAGCGGTTTCAAAGTCCTTAAGAATTCTAAATTCTTAAGTTGTTGTTGGTGTACTTGTAGGAGTTGGTGTAGATGTTGGTGTTTCCGTAGGAGTATTAGTTGGTGTTTCCGTAGGAGTATTAGTTGGAGTCTCAGTTGGTGTTTCAGATACCGATGGAGTTCCTGTTGGAGTTTCTGTCGGTGTTGATGTAGGAGTCTCAGTTGGTGTTTCAGATACCGATGGAGTTCCTGTCGGAGTTTCTGTCGGTGTTGATGTAGGAGTCTCAGTTGGTGTTTCAGATACCGATGGAGTTCCTGTTGGAGTTTCTGTCGGTGTTGATGTAGGAGTCTCAGTTGGTGTTTCAGATACCGATGGAGTTCCTGTCGGAGTTTCTGTCGGTGTTGATGTAGGAGTCTCAGTTGGTGTTGATGTAGGAGTCTCAATTGGTGTTTCAGATACCGATGGAGTTCCTGTCGGAGTTTCTGTCGGTGTTGATGTAGGAGTCTCAGTTGGTGTTGATGTAGGAGTCTCAGTTGGTGTTTCAGATACCGATGGAGTTCCTGTCGGAGTTGTTGTATTGGTTGGTGTTACCGTAGGTGTTGATGTTCCTGTTGGTGTTGTTGTATTGGTTGGTGTTACCGTAGGTGTTGATGTTCCTGTTGGTGTTGTTGTATTAGTTGGAGTAATACTTGGTGTAACTGAAGGCGTTGCGGTATTACTTGGTGTTGGTGTCGGTGTTGTTGATGATGAACTTGGTGTAACAGTAACTGGTGGCCAATCAATTGTGTCGGTTATTGTTTGGTTTGTAAACGCAGTTTTTAATGTACCATCAACATACCAAACATTTACGGTTTCATTGTCTTGAATTTCATAGTTATTAACTATGAAATTATCACCACACCTTGTGTATGATATTACACTAATTTTATTAAAATTATTAGTTATTTTACTTCTTTTACAAGCCATCAATTTGTTGTATTAAATAAATATTATTGAGGCCAATCAACCGTATCTGTTAATGTTACATTTTCAAATGCTGTTCTATATGTACCATCTACATACCAAATGTTAACAGTTTCATTTTCTTGGATTTCATAATTATTAATTACAAAATTATCATCACATCTCGTATATGATATTACTACAACACTTCCTGAAGTATTTGTTATTGTTGATTTTTTACAAGCCATATTATTAATTATTAGTTGTATATAAATACCACGTAAAAACAAAAAAGGGAACCGAAGTTCCCTTTTTTTATAAGTTTTAAGATATATTATCTCAATTCTTGTAAGTTGAATGTTCTTACACCATCAACTGTTACTCTACCATAGAAACGGTTGTTAACCATTTTCTTAGCGTATCTTGTCATGATACCCTTGATAGGTGTGAAGTTGAATGGGTTATACATAGTTGGAGTCAACTGTAAAGGAACATATGGAGCGTAAATGTAACCTGTATCCAACAAGCTAGTACCTTTGTGTCCGATTAACACTTGGTTAGCTGGGAAGTAAGGGTCACGATACACTTGGTATCTTCCTGACAATGTACCGATTCTTTCAATACCCATGTTGTATTGGTCTTGCTCAGGAGCTGCGTTTGATACGTGGAAGTATTCCAAGTCATCAAAGATAGCAGATACTTCAGAAGATACAACTATCCAGTTAGCACCACCTCTTAAAGTTGATTTGTGAATTTGAGCCGACAATTGGTTAATTGCAGTAATCAAAGTTTGGTTCCAATCCTTTTGAGTGTAAGGAGTAGTACCAGCAGAAGATAGTCTCTTCCAACCGTTGTAATCCCATCTCAAGTTCCATGCTGCGCCTTTTCTCAAATCTCTCAAGATTTCTCTATCAATTTCTGCTGCAACCTGCTCAGATAACAATGCTGTTAATTCAGCCTCAGCATCAATGTTGTGGAATGCCGCAACGTCTTGTGCTAATTCAGGAGACCATTGTGCTCTCAATTTTCTTTCTGTAACAGAAACAGTTACTGACTCAAGGTCAAAAGAAACTTCACCAATTTGGTCTTCAAATTCCAACTCTTTGTAGTTTCTGTAGATTGCTAAGAACGCATCATTTGTTGATGTATCTGATGAGAATGTTGAACCAGTGTAACCATCCATAGATGAATCACCACAAGTAATACAAACAGGAGCTTGTAAATCAACTTCTAAGTAGATAAATCCATCAGCACTACATACATTGTAATAAGAACCACCTGAGTTATTACCAGTTGGCCAAGTAGTATTTACTTGATTACCGTATTGAACAATACCTTTACCATATCTTTGAGTTACAACTCTGAATAAATAAGGGTTAGTAGTGTTTGCCGAAGTATAAACGTTACCAGATACACCTAAGATGTTCAAACCTGATAAGAATTCTTCAGTATCCATAGTGTTACCATTAGGACCAATCAATTGACCAGCACCAGCGTTAGAGAAACCACTCATAACGATAATAACTTTTCTATAGTTGTCTAATGAATAACCAGTTGGAACTAATACACCTGCGTTAGTCCAAGCAACTGTTACAGTTGATGCAGTTACTGCAGTCCACTGACCTTTTGAATAGTCAAACAAACCAGGAGGATTTAATCCAGCTTCGTTACCTTCGTAGAATAAGTCATACAAATCCTTATTGTAAATAGGATTGTAAAGACCATTACTATCTGCAGCACTATAACCAGCATTTGGGTCGCCAGGATAGTTTCCAGGAGAACCTACAGGAGCGTAGTGTGAACCTGATTGTCCAAACAAACCATCCGCTGAAGTACCACCAGAATAACCTTGAATTTTAGGTACGAAGTAGAACAATTTACCAATTGGTAAGTTCATTGCTTGTACAGACACGATGTCGTTAGCTAATAATTTAGAGAATACTCTTCTCACGATTGGGAAAACAACCGTTTCAAAAGAACCTGAATCAGAAGTTGAAGAAGCTTCGTTGATTAAGTGTGAAGCTTGGTTTTCATACAACTGAGCCACGTTTTCTTTCATGTGACCTTTAAGACCTTCTAAAAAGCCAAGTTTATCCCATTTGTTAATTGTGTCTTCTTTGATAACTTTAAGGTGTTT